GAGATCTGTGTAGGCTTTCCTTCGGTCAACTTATTTGTAATCTGCGAATAAGTGCTGACCGACATACGATACAAAGCCGTATCTGTTTGATCAGACGTGCCACTGTCAGTCCGAAGGGTATGCTCTAAAAGATCAATGGTGTCACTCGGAAGCGTGTATGTGGCAGTGCTTGTCACTAAGGTAACGCTGCCTTCCTCAACAAGCCACAAATTAATTCCACGGTTAGCCCACTCCAAGCCCATTAGATTAAGGCTACGCCTTGCAGTAGCGAGATCATAGCCACTACGCATCTCCAGACCAGCCCGCTCATAAGCTTCTTCACAAAGCTCGGCTATGTCGAGATTAAATGTAGCTGTCCCACTTACTGCCATTGACTATGTCCCCGTGCCCTTAACGGCATTAATCCATTCTTGGAGGCTTTGCTCCCCCTATTGGTCGAACTTTTCTTATGGCTCGACCTTTCGGTATTTCAATGCGGCCCACGCTTGTAAGAAATTCTTTCGCCTGACGAGACTGAAGAATGTCTTCAAGAATATCCTTGTCTTCCTTAGGGGCAATTCTTTTGGCAAACTCGCCGATTTTTGCTAGCCGTTGTTCAAAGCCAGATTGACCGCCCAAAACATCTTCAACAACACCGCCACTAACCATTTTCATCTTTTTGCCTTGATCTTTGTATTTCATGAGATGTTCTCCTCCTCCTCCTTCTCCTTCTTTTCCCTCTCCTTCTTTGCCTTTGCTAAGTCTCCAGTGAGGTCAAAAACATCAAAACTCTTTAAGGCATTTTCAATATCAAATCTTTTCCCCTCTCCGATACCTGAGATATTAAGAGGATCGATATTCCTGATTATACCTTCCTTGAGCGTCCCGCCGAAGGCTTTCGCAACCGGCTTTACGTCTTCGGCTACGCCACCGCCAGCCATTTTCATCTTTTTGCCTTGATCTTTGTATTTCATCTTAATCTCCTTTTGCTGATTTGTGAGAAGCTTCGGTCACAGGGCGAAGCTCAGTTAAAACAATTTTTATTAGGTCGTAATTCTTGCTGACTTTCTCATTTGTTTCAGAAACCGAGGTTTCCAAAACCGCTACCTTTTTATCCACGTCAACAAGCAACAGAACAACCCAGCCCCCAATAGCCAAGCAACAAGACGTTAGAATTGTAATTACATGCTGCTTCACTTCCTCCTCCGCATACCTTTGACAAACTTTTGCGATTTAGGGGGAGACTTTTTAGATTTGCCGGGACCACCCCAAAGCTCTTTATTAGCCCAGTACGCAGCAGACATCTTGCCCTTTTTGATGTTCTTCGCGTGACGAGCCTTAAAACTTTTACGAGCTTCGGGGGAATAGTTGTGCCCCATTGACGAGTCACCATAATGGATAAGCTTGATCTTATCGCCCTCCTTAGCAAGAACCATTCCCTTCTTGCCAGAGCGATTAGACCTTTTTGGCTTATTGAACCCCGCAAATTTAGTGCCGCGATATTCTATACCACCGCTGGGCAACTGGTTTACGCCGGGGAACTTCTTTGCCATTACCCGTAACTCTTCTTTCCAGAAATCAGAATGGTATAGGTATCAGCACTGGTGTGTCCCACTGTCGTAAACAACACATCACCAGTGACTCCAGAACCTGCGTTGTTCCAGATGCCACCAAAATCTCTGTAATCATGATGTCCAGAAGAAGTCTCACCCAACTCAATGATAAAAGCATTGCTGGTTGCGTCGAAAAGCAACTGCACCTTCATACCGACACACTGCCACCAAATCTGATCGATAGTAAATTTGGTACATGCTTTCTGGGTTACATGCTCTTTTGCAAGTGACGATACATCAATTTTAACTACAGCACTTTCGCCCGTGCCATCACTAATGTTCGTAAACTTGAAAGCAGCTTCTTTCTGGCCATCAACAATAGTCTGAGTTGTTACTGCATCTGCCACAAGCTTACTCCTTTATTTTCCCCTGCAAAACCAAAGACTTATACTCAGCACTTCCCACAGGAGGGGTGTTTGCAGAAGCAGCTTTTTTCGCAGCAGGTTTAGGAGCGGCTTTTTTAGCCGCTACCTTTCCCTTGGTTTTTGTTGCCATGTCTCATCTCCTACCGAGTTTGACAGGCGAATAGATAGTCTATTGCCATAGATTTGGTGCCAGTGGCAGAACCAGAAAGTTCCATCGCACCAATCGCAAGATTTTCATTATCGGGAAGATTTGCGGTGTGCGTAGCAACCAGAAGACGATTAACAAAAAACTCGACCGAGGTTGTGCCCTTCACATGAAAGCCAAGGGTTACAGCCGTTCCACTCGCAATGTCGATACCGCTATCAGTGGTCGTAGCCGTTCCGTCTTTTTCAGTAACACAATCAATATTGCTGTCACCGTCATCTACTTGGAAAACAACGCGATCAGCCGCAGTAAGCATAGCCTCAGGGTTTGTCGCAAAATTCACAGTAAGACCAACACAGATATCCATGTTGCTGCCTTCAGCATCTGTGGGGGTCAACTTGGTTTCAAACCAGATATCCCTGCTAGAAGCCATTGCGAAAATTTCGTTGCCTTGAACAGAAGCACCGTCGTTGTCAGTGGTTGCCTGACTTGACAGAACCAAAGTTCCGCTTTCGGCATCAGCACCAAGAGCAGCGGAAGCACTGCTGTCTTTAACGACAGTCCAGTCGCTAGTAGAGTCGAGGGCAATCCCCGTAAAGTCGTCCATGTAAACGACATAGTCGGGGCTTGCGGTAATTGGCAGGTTAGAAAACCATTTGCGGTTTCCGTCCTTACCAGCATGAAGGATAGGTCCGGTAAAATGCACAGCCATGTGTATATCTCCTGTCGTGGCTAGTGTCGGCTTACGCCGTCAGGATTTATAAAAAAGGGGAGGGGCGAACCCCTCCCCTTGTTACGGTATTTAGGATGAACCCGGAGAACCGTAAATTCCGAGTGGGTCAGATACTCCGAAGGAATACCGTTCCCGCGCCTTATAACGAACATTGCCCGTATCGAAGTCACCGTCCATGCTGGTCTGCATGGGAGTGCGCTCGAAGTGCTTCATGCCGTTGGGAACATCAGTAACGATAAAGAAGGCATTGGTATCGGTCAGGTAGTGGTTGACCTCATAACCCTCTGGAATAGAACCGTTGCTCCTGATGGCATTGATGTCGTTATCAGCAGTGCCGACTCGAAGCTCCGACTGGAGAATACGAGTAGCAACAAACGTCAGTGCAGGAGGAATAATCAACCTACGCGGACGGGCTGCAATAAGAAGACCACGCTCATCAACGTATGCAGCAACGTCAATTACTGCATTCTCAAGAGTGGTTTCGTTCAAGTCAGCCGCTGTCGTCGGACGGTTGGCGTTGTTTCCACCTGCAACCGTTGGGTGAGCGGTGTTAAACAGAGTTACACCATCACCAGACTGATAGCTGTCAAACCCGTTATTAAGGGGAGTAACAGCCTTGGTCTGCTTAGTATAAGCCATACCGCGAGCAAGAGCCTTGGTATAACGAGCAGAAAGCGAGTCATACAGATTATCTTCCATTGCCTCTTCAGTAATGGAGAAACCCATAGCCACAGTTTCGTGGTTATACCGAGCCGTAAATGACTCCTGCGCACTGTCATACGAAATAGCCTCACCCTCAGGTTTAACTGGGGCAGAGCCAAATCCAGACAACTTGACCTCTTCCTCAAAGCTACGATCCGAACTTTCGGTTTCGTAGATCATTCTATGCTCGTCTTCATACTTTTCGTATTCAAGACCGAACAGGGCATTAAGACCCGGAAGAAGTTCTTTAAGGAGTTGTGTTCTTGCAATAGCCATAACTCAATCCCCCTATGCAGAACCAGTAGTGGACGAATGCTGGTGATAATTAAACTTGCACACCAGAATCGGGTAAGTCGTTCCCTTTTCATCGCCTTTATCTCCACCGAGATAGTCAATAATCCGAATTGGATTTTGAGGATCAGTGTCGAGTTCGGAGATATCCAGAGCAACACGGCTAATATTCAAAGTGGTATTAGGTGCTGTCTGAACCAAAAGGGTGTTCTTACCATAAATGTCTCCCGTATTAGTCGGGGCACCATCAGCTTGGATAGTAAACAAGACATTCGGATCGTCACACACATACGCCATAGCGTCGGAGGCCACCGTACTTGCTGGCCACTTTTGGCTAAACGTCATTTGGCTTGAATTAGGGTCTGTATATTTACAGCCCATAAAGATACCGACCATATCAATGGCGGTAGAGTCGTCGCCCGTTGCGGACTGCTTCTCAATGGTCGTGGCGGTGCCGCCATCCACTAGCTGAACAATGTCACCTACGCAGATGTCAGTGCCATAGGCCGAGGCTATCGGGTACTGGCGTGAAACTTCAAGAGAACCACTATCCAGACGACCGATGGGACGCAGACCGAAGGGTGCAGCAGTTGAGGACATTTCTGTCTCCTTTTTGCATCTTCAGTTAAAAAAAGCTCATAGGTCTTACTACGAGCGGCCATTTCCGAAACCGACCCGCGTTGTGTTCTCTGGACGGAGAACAGGCATCCGTGGGTCACTTTCTCGTAGATAGCTCTGGTCAACTGCGTCAATCTGCTGCTTGGTTTTGTTAGCGTAATACTGATCCCGCTGCTTCATATTTTCTTCAGCGGTTCGGCAAAGCAACAAACCCCCAACCTCAATAGACCCCTCAAACCTAGAATTATGGTCAGTCAGGATTTGCATCTCAGGATGGTCTTCAACAGGAACAGGCTCCCAACCCTCTCTAAAGCGTTGTGAGACATTCGTGTTGTCGGCCTCCCCCAGAGTGGCAGTGCGTATCCATCGATACACATAACCGTCCACTGGCGTTGGTTCAGGTAGTAATGACGGAGGTGCCCAGCTTTTTTCGCGCTCACTCATCTCACGGGTTTCTCTATCACCCAAGTTGGCGGCGGTTCTGGATTCGCGCTTTTCACCGTCGAACAATTCGCTGTCCTGTTCTTTATCTTTAGCCATTTGACTGCTCCTTCAAAAGTTGTCGAGCGTATTGTTCGTTTGTTAACCCAAGCTTTCTAGCGAGGTCTACTTGGGTTTTCGTGAGTCTGGCTCGCGTTGGTTTTTTATTGCTACTACGAGTAGCTGGTGCCACCACGGGGGCCGCTGCTTCTTCTGACTCAACTTCCACCGACAAACCGTCAGCTTCGTTTGACTCACGAACACCAGAAGAAACAGAATTATTACCACTTCCATTCTGATAATTTTTATTTATTTCGTCAATAGGAAAATGCTTTCGCATTTCCTCATCAATCAAATTGTAATACTCTGAACCATTTGGATGAACGCCCTTTTGCTGGGTCAGTTCATAGTGCAAGCCCATTGCATACGCCGTTAGCTTTTGATCTTTTTGAAACCAAGGGTTTCTCCTAATCCAGTCAGCGTCACGTTCAT